GTACGGTTTCAGCTACCTGGACAACGCGATTACCCCGGAAAGGCTCTGCGAGATATTCAACAAGGTGGCCCGGATAGGCTTCGCCGCGGGTAAGAACTGCCCGTGCCAGGAGAGCGTGAGCCACCTCGTGACAGACCAGTCTTACGACGAGAGCGGCGAGACCATGGTGCCTGCCGACGACGTTCGTTCGCACGGCGAGTCACTGTTCCTCACTGACGACGAGGAAGAGATAAGCGAGTAGCAAGATAAACTCCGGTTGAACAGCAATATGACGGTTCCCGGATGACAAATTCAGCCATAGAGTTCAAGAAGAAGATAATGCAGCTGCCGCCCTACAAGGCGGTAGTTACTCCAATCGACGATAACGTGGTCGGCTCCGAGGAGACCCTGGTCGAATGGGTCGAGATGACCCCGGACGAGGCTGCCGAGTATGCCGCCGACTCCTGGATGATTGCCACAATCCCAGACCCGAAGTATCCGACCAAGGAGAGACTGAGCGTCAGGGTCACTGGGAACATACCGGGTTCCGGCCTAATCAAGAACCAGAACGGGTCGGTGGACATCTCCTATGACCCGAGGACACTCGAAATCAACTCGTCCGGCCAGCTTACGGTGGTAACCAAGTCAAGTGTCGGCCCGGGCGGGTATAGCGGGAACGGCAACTTCAACCTGGGCTCGAACTGGACTGTGCTCGAACCTACAGCGGTCGGTTCCGGCCAGACAATCTATTTCCTCCCTTCCGACAGGAAGTTCCATGCCAACGGGGCTTACGACTGGGTCACCGTCGAGGTGATGATGTCGGTAACGGTCGGCAACGCCGGGGACAACAAGTGGGAAATCCCCCTCAAAGTGAACATTGTCGTGGACGGTCAGGATACCGATTACTCCGGCGAGTACAAGATAGACACCACCGAGGAAATCAACTACATCGTCCACAAGGCGAGCCTGTACTTCCCGTCCACCAAGTCCAGCGCGTTCCAGGTCATGGTCAAGTCCTCCCCGGCCGATACCGAAGAGACCGCCGTGCCTCTCCATGTCGATTACAGGGTGGCTATCACCGGCATTTAACATAGTTTTCCGGTTAGTAGAAAACCGGATAGGTGTTATATGGCATCGAGTGCTAAGGAGAAGAAGTACCGCGGGGTAAGGACTAAGGAATTCCCCGTGATGGAACCGGAGTTTGACAAGGACGGCAACCAGACGCGCGCCTCCATGATGTACGGCCGCATTGACTCGGCCTACCTGACCAGGCTCCTCATGGAGAGGAAGGCGCAGATGGCGCCGTTCCTCGAGGAGCAGAATGAGCTCGCCAAGACGGACAAGGAGGCCGCGAAGAACTTGCAGCCGCCGATGATGTCCGACAAGCTTGCCGAGGTTCTCCTCATCATAATCAAGAAGACCCTCGGGTTGAAGAGGTGGAGGACATACAGTGACGACTGGAAGGAGGAAATGTTCGCGCACGCGCTGCTCCTCAGCATCAGGTACGTCCACAGGTTCGACCCGGAGAAGCTGGCGACGAACGGAAAGTCCAACGACCCGTACTTCTATGTCGGCATGATTGCGTGGAACGCCTTCAACCAGATTTGGAACAAGAAGCACAAGCAGTCTCAGCGCATCACCTACATCCCGCTGAACGAGGGCATCTACCACGGCGTGGTGGCGATGGACCAGTACGCTGGTGTCCTGGAAAGGGAGGAGAAGCGCAAGGCCGAGGAACGCAAGGCTGACCTCGCGAACCAGGGCCTCGGGCTTGATGAGACGGTCGACATCATGAAGGAAATCGAGGAATCGGCCGGCATACAGCTGGACGAGGACGACATGAAGTCAATCGAGGAGAAGATTTAAGTCTTCCGTATATAAACTCTTGGCATAGTACATCGGGGATTTACCATGCCTAAGAGTAGCATACAGCAGTGGGGAGGGAGCGCCCTCGGACTTTACGGGAACAACTTCGACACCCACCCGGACTGGAAACACGACCTGTTCTACATGGCGCAGCAGGTTGCGCGCGGTGTCGGCGACATCCGCAGCGGCAAGAACGACGACTTCCTCGACAGGGCCTACGAGCAGAACTGGTGGCACAGCGCCGACAAGCTGGCCGAACTCCAGGACAAGTTCCAGGAGGACGACCCCATCAACAACACGCCGGGCCGCGGGTGCAGGAACTACCGCCGCATGGAGTACGACATCGAGAAGAACCCCAACGGAAAGGGTGCGTACGAGGACAGGGAGCTCGCCAACGAGCGCGTTGTCCTTCCCGCCGACAGGCTGGCAGACCTCATGAAGCAGCATGTCTATGCGATGTGCACTACGGCCTCCGCAGTCAAGAACACCCCGATTACGCAGAAGGACTACGCAGACCAGATTAAGCTGCGCTAAGTTTCAAAGTAAATCCTGAAATGACCACATCTTGAAACAAGATGTGGTTATTTTTGTTACAAATTGTTTAAAAAGTGTTGATAAAGTGTTTTGGCACGGTTATTGCTTATAGGTGGGCAGAAAACAATTAACAATAGGAGCTTAACTATGAGCAACACAATGTGCATCTTCCCCTTCGACGACATGTTCGACAGGTTCTTCAACCAGTTCACCCGCAGGGTGCCCGAGAGGGCGACCGGCGAGGCGGGCCCGTCCACTCCCGTATACTACACCAACGAGGACGAGACCGAAATATACGTGGAACTCCCGGGTTGCCACAAGGAGGACATCTCGGTGGAACTGAGCGAGAAGAACAGTATCGTCGTGAAGGCGAAACGCGATGCCGCGGGGAAGAAGGGCAGTTACCGGCTGACACTTACCCCGTCCCGCGGAACCTTCGATGCCGACGGGGTGAAGCCCACCTTCGTCGACGGCATCCTGACGATACCGGTGAAGGAGAAGAAGCCGGAAGTGAGGAAACTGCTTATCGACTAGTATTTGGACTGAACGGGAAAGGCCGGCAATCATGCCGGCCTTTTTCTTTTATGAAATGTGCGGGGAGCTAGGCCTGGACGTCCTGGAGGTTTACCATGTGGCGGAACTTGTAGTCGTTGCCGTCCTTGGTCAGGGCCTTTTCGAACGTGTTCTTCAGCTCGACCATGTCCAGCTGGCTCCTGTCGACGCCCTGCCCGTCGAGCCAGGCGACCATGTCGTCGAATGCCACCATCGGCTTTTCGCCGAGGTCGTAGTAGGCGGTGTCTTCGCAGTAGGACAGGTAGTCCTGCACCAGGTTTTCCAGGTACGTATCGGGCGCGGTCTCGGCGTTATGCTTCACGTAGGCGCCGTATACATAGTATGGCATCACCGGTGTACCCGCGGTGTTCTCGGGGATGAGTAGAAGGAGCTTCTCTTCGGGTGTGTTGATGAGTGCGCGCCCGAGCTTGAATTTCATACCGTCGAGTTCGCCGGAGCCGTTGCGTATGATGTCATCGATTTCTTCCATCTTGGCCTGGGCTTCCCACCGGTATGCTATGTCGGTTTCCGGGAGTACGCGGTTGCGGAGGCCGTCGATGTCGTTCTTCACGATGAGTCCCTTGGCCTCGTCGTCAAGCGGCCCGAGGGCGCACTTCGCGGCGAACACCTTGTAGTCGTCCGCGTTCTCGGTGAGAGACTGGCTGTATTCGCCGAGCTTTCCGAGCAGCTTGTCCTTGGTGCCGTCATCGAGCATGGATTCCAGGATGGTGTGTCCGACGCTTTCGACGAACGTCTTGTTGTCCATGCCGGACTGCTTCCTGTACATGTCGAGGGATGCGAAACCCCTGGCCTGGGAGACCTTGCGGTCGTAGTTGGCCATCACCGACTCGGTGAGTGCCTTGCCCTTGGCGCGGCGCCTGGATTCTTCCAGGATGAGGTTGAAACCCTTCTCGATGCCCTCGACGATTGCTGCGTTCTCGGGGGTCTTGATTGCTTCGAGCTTGGCGATGAATGCTTCTGCCTTGGTCATGTTGGCACCTTGTTTGCTTTTCCACAAGTTTATATACCGGGCAGCCGGGCTCGGATAATAAACTACGGTCATGCAACGCTACTACTACGTCCGCGAAATCGAGAAGATACTCATCGGGTTGTACGACATGTTCGACAACCTCAGGGTTAACAAGTATTCCGACGCCCGCAGGACGGAGTACGTGAAGACGGTCAAGGTGCCGCTGGTCACGCACTATTCCAAGGACTTCGCCAACTACCTGACGTCCACCCAGTCCAAGCAGATACTTTCCGTACTGCCCGTCGCCGGACTCCGGTGGACTGGCGACCAGCGCGACGACCCCAACATGACCCAGCCGACATACGCGCGCGAGATTTATTGCCGCGACCAGGACTTCTGGATTAGGGACATCCAGCCCCGCGCATACGTGTTCAAGTTCGAGCTCACCCTGCTGTCCGGGAACACGTCCGACATGTGGCAGCTGAAGGAGAACATACAGCCGTACTACCAGACCTACCGCACCCTCCGCATCAAGGAGTTCGACTTCTGCCCGGAGATAGAGAGGCAGGTTCCCGTGTGCATCACCGGGTGGACGGACGAGATACGCGACGAGACCGAACTGACTGGCAACGAGGGGCAGGTCTACCAGACCACCTACACGATAGAGGCGCACGGCGTCATGCACTGTCCCTACATGCTCCCGGCGGAAATCCGCTATGCGGAGATGAACTTCATCGTCAACAAGCAGTACAACGACACCGAGCAGATTCTGGTCTACCCTGACGAGATTGCCAAGCAGAAGCGCAAGCTCTGGGAGACGGTCTCCCCGTCAATCAGGGAGGGCTTCTCCCTGTTGAAGTCGTTCACGCGCACGCTCGTGCGCAGGAGCACGGTGGACGGTGAGGAGTACTGGAACGACGAGACACAGCGCTACGCCATGCTCACCTACAACGAGGTGACCGGGGTGGACGCAGACGGCGCGAAGACCGGGTATAACCCGGTATCCTACGAGGGCGAGACCGTATTGCAATACCAGAGGTCTACCGACGGCTCCCGCATACTCGACGAGAACGGGAACCCCATCCCCGAGGAAGTCACCAAGTACTCCTGGGAACAGGTGGTGGTCGACGACATCGAGCGTCCGGCCGAGGTTCCCAGTTTCGACCTGCTGCACCTGACGTTCGACGACGACAGCACCATAGCCGCTGATTACAGCGGCCTTGGCAGGGACTTCGTCGCAATCAACGACGAGAACTACCGGTTCGTACCGGACGTCCCGCCGGGAAACGGCGCGGAGGCTCCAGAGGGATACGAGGCTACCGGCCTGGAAGCCGACCCGAGCACTGGCGGCGTGAGGAAGTGGTCTCAGATTCTCGAATGGTTCGGCGACAACGCGGCCGGCACGATAGAGAGCCCGTTCACATTCAAGGCGACCCTGCAGTTCCGCGAGGACACCCCGGGGGACACCGTGTTCCAGTACCTGTACAACCCCGAGGACGTCACGCTCGCCGACGGCACGCTGATACCCGCGGAGGCGGTATGGTTCGACTGGGGGGTGATGGATTCCAGGCTGTACTTTACATACAAGACTACGACGCAGTTCCGTACGTTCAAGACGGACACGTTCGAGTTCGACAAGGAGATGATTTACTCGTTCTACTTCGTCCTGTACGACAAGGGCGAATCCGGTATGTTCGGGGTAAGGACGAACCTCAGCGAGACGATGGTCGCGCTGAAGACATACGAGGAGACAGATGGCTAAGAGTATCGCCGAGATAATGGCGGAGCAGTCTAGGAAGATGAAGGCGGCGACGCGGAAGCCCGCGCCCGAACCGAAGAAGGCGACCATAAAGGACATAATCGCCAATCAGTCTAGGCGCGTGCAGGCGTACGCGTCGGTGGCCGCAACCAAGAAGCCCGCGCCGGACTACGTGTACAAGGAACCTAAGCCGGTTCCCCCGCCTCCCACAAGGGAGGAGCGCATAAGGGCGTTCGCCGAGGACAGGGTGTACGACGACATCAAGCCCAAGGAGGGACAGGAGAAGTTCGACCCGTCCAGGGTGAACACTGCGGAGGACGTGCACCGGATACTGTCGAAGGAGCAACCGGAGGAGTACTTCCGCGGCACCCCGATGGAAGTGAACAAGATGATGAGCTTCCGTTCGCTCGACCAGGGGATGGTGGAACTTGGAGACAAGCCGGCCGAGCCGGAGTACACGAGGGATACCGCGATGTCCGCATACGATTCGCCCGAGGCGGCTGCCCCGGTGAGCGAGAAGGTATCGAAGGTCGTGCTCAACGTGCCCAGCAGCGCCGACATGGACGCGGGAGCGGCGGACACAATGGGGATGACCGGCGTGCAGCGGCAGATGCTGGCGGCGATGCGCAGTCAGCGGTCTAGGTTATAGTTTTAAAATCAAAGACAAGGAAACAGTGATATGGCACTTTCAATCAATGAAATCCTGGCCCGTCAGGCCAAGAAGAGCGCGGCGGCCAACAAGGTCGCACCCAGGCACGACGCCCCGAAGGGCGGCCACAAGAGCGCGGCACAGATTATGGCCGAGCAGAAGGCCAAGAAGGCCGGGCAGCCGGTTCCCAAGAACTCCGCTCCCCCGGCAGCCCCCGCCGCCAAGCGTAGCGTGGCCGACATCATGGCCGCCCAGCAGGCAAAGCAGGCTGCCCGCCCGGTAAGCAAGTATACCCCGCCTCCTGACCCGGCCCCGGTGAAGAAGAGCGTGGCTGAAATCATGGCCACCCAGCAGGCCAAGATGGAAGCGAAGGTTGGTGCCAAGCCGGCCTCCCCGTCCGCAGGAATCGACCTCAACCAGTTGAAGGCCGAGTACGCGAGCTACGTGAAGAACCTCATGGCCGAGCTCAACAGCAGCGGCCCGATGTTCTTCGTGCCGAAGGACGAGCCGCTCAAGTCCGAACCCGCGGTAGAGACCAAGGTGAACGGCATCTCCACGGCCGAGGGCGAGATGGTGGTCGAGGCTCAGCCGAGCGTCCAGGTAGGCAGCATGCCGTACCAGGCTACACCGGTAATCACCGAGACGCAGAAGCCGGCCCGCCGTACCAGGAAGAAGAAGAAGGCCGAGGAAGCCCCGGCCGAAACCGAGGCTTAGGCTGACCATGAGGCCGGAAGCGATTGCTACCAAGGAAGCAACGTTCGCGGAGAAGCTTACCGCGGGCGGCGTGAAGTACAGCGACTGCGGGTCGACGGACATCGGCGGCGGGTTCTCCGTCCGCTCGATACGTCCCCCGGAGCAGACATACTACTACGGGACAGAGACGGCGAAGAAGGCGATATGCCTCCATTTCACGGTAGGGTACATCATGTCCGACGTAGCGGCGCTGTCCAAGGCCGGCAATCATGTATCGGTATCCTACGTTGTCGACCGGGGAGGCAGGATTTACGAGCTGTTCCCGGACAACTACTGGAGCTACCACCTTGGTTCTGGAACAGTCGGCGGGAACGCGGCTATGTCCAGGCAGACGATAGGCATCGAGATATCCAACTACGGGCCACTCACGCCCATGTCGGGAAAGATGCTCGACTGCTACGGCAACGAGTATTGCAAGGCGGATGAAACCTCGTTCTACGACACATGCGAATACCGCGGCAAGAAGCACTACGCATCGATGAGTGCCGAACAGGAGATGGCCGTTGCCTCCCTGGTGAAGCATCTGTGCGCGAAGCATTCAATCCCGATGGACTTCGCGTTGGACGGCGGGGTGTTCCCCTCCGCTGATGTCGCACTGTCGTTCAATGGCGTGTTCTTCCATACCAACGTCCGCAAGGACAAGTATGACTGGCCGATGACCGACTCGGTGATGCGGATGGTCGACCTGTGCATGGCGAAGGAACCGGAACCCGAACCCGAACCGGAACCAGAGCCGGAAAAGGTGAGCGAACCCGTAGTGACGCCGGCGGCACCGGCGAAGCCCGCGCCCGTTGCCACCACCCCGCCGGCAAAACCGTGGTGGAAGCGCCTGCTGGACGCGATTGAGTCGTTCCTGGACAGGCTATAATAATAAACTGCAGACGCAAAAGGCAGAGAGGAATACACTATGTCGATGGCAAACATTCTTAGGGAAGGTTTCGTCCGGGTGACCGGTAGCGAGGAACAGGCTGACTGCCTGATGGCCCTGTGCGAGTCTGTGGCCCACATGAGTGAAGAGAAGCAGAAGCCGGTATTCGAGGCGGCTGACGGCCAGGGTGCAGGGTATGCGACATTGAAGGACATGGCGCTGTGGCTCCTCATGGAGGGGAACGCACTGAACGTGATACACTGGAATGCCGAAACCAATTTCCAGCACGAACTCCTCAACGAGGCATACGACCTGTGCAGGGATGTAGGAGACCAGCTAGCCGAGACGTACATCGCCAAGACAGGGAAGGACATCGAGGTCAAGCCGGGTTTCCTCAAGGACATCCCCTCGACCGAGTCCGATACCGACAAGGTGCTCGTCCACTTCAAGAACCTGCAGGAGAAGATGGCGGGCGCGGTGGAGAAGAACCCCAAGTTCAGCGAGGGCATCAAGAACATATTCGCCGACTTCGACGAGAAGATTACCACTATCATATACAAGTGGGGACAGTTCAAGGGCTAGTCCCCTCTTTCCGTAAACCAAGCAATCCGGTAGGTTCTACATGAACATGAAGGACATGATGGCAAAGGAGAG